TAGAATCCTTAGAAGATTATCTTAAAACGACGCGCGAATCGCTTGATAGCCAAATCATAGAGGTTAATAAATCCTTTGAAGATATAAACAAGCAATATCGCGAAGGGCTTAGGGAATCTTACGTAAACTATAATGAAGAATTAGGCAACGCTTGGCTAGCCTTAAATCTTATTAAAGAAAAAGAAAGAGAAGGCTACAGAAAGAAGATTTCTGAATTATATGCTGCTGCTTTAGCTTATAGATTAGACCAAAAGCCTACAAAAGAAGAAATAGAAGTCGCTGATGGGCTTGTGGAACACTTTAAAATTTTGAGCGAAAAAGAACAGAAAGACAAACAAGTTAAACTTGATGTGATTAAAGAGAAAATATTGGACATAAAGGAAAAAAAGAAAGAGATACAACGAAACGCATATCAAAGGTTTGGCGTTGTTTCGGCTGATACTTGGTATATAAGGTCTGACGAAGAATGAACTGTCGAACCTGCGGAAAGAAGCTGTATAACTTCGCCAGGCACTCGGATAAGTGGAAAATAGGCTATTGCTCAAATTGCCAGCCTAAGCATATTCGAGAGCTTCCGACATATTTAGAGGTTTCTAATAGTTACCCTAAAGAGCTTAAATACAGCTGGCGCAAAGGCAGATATGGAATGGAGATTAAGATTCTAAGGTTAGATAGGTTAGAAAAGATTAAAAAGCTTCATAGGCTAAGAAAGGAAAGAAGTGCTAAAATCAGCCCTTGAGGTCTTTAAGGAATGGGTGGAGAGTGAGATAGCTTACGGAGAAGTAAGAGTTTCTGTAAAGGTGTGTGAATCTAAGATAAAGGAGATAGAGCTGGTTCAAGGTGGCGTAATACGAAGATTTAGAGAGGAGGTAAAATGAGATATTTTGTAGCTTTTTTATTAGTATGGGTTTGTACGTTAAGCTATGCTGATGTAATAGAATCGAATATTATTGAAAAGTATCCTTTTCAAACTATCAAACTTACTCCATTGTATGATGATCCCCCATTTAAGTTTTCTTTTACAGTTATAAGTGATGTTTCTTTAGGATGGAAGAAACCTAATTATTTTTTTGTTACAAAAATAGTTAGGGGTTCTGAAGATATAAGAGAGATTACGGGTACTTTTTCGCGTAATGACAAATTGTTTTATTGTTTTCAAGAAGGAGATTTAGTGCCAAGCATAGTATTTGAAGTTGACGAATTTAGTATAATTTCGTCATAACTATATAACTTAGTCTTAAAGGACAACCTGCGGACTGCGGCTAAACACCGGTAGTCCGCTTTTTTTATGCTTACTAGAAAATTAAAACAACTGATCGGAGGAGGTAATAATGGGCAAAAGGAAGCATTATAGAAAAAACAGCAAAGGAGTAATCAGATGTAGTACTTGCGGCCGTTATAGACCAAGAATGAGGAAAGGTATCGATTTATGTTGGAACTGTTATGTAGAAGTAAGCAAAGATTTAGCAGATACACCTTTTTGTCGTATATGTGGTTTTAAGATAGGAGTTGTAGCACATCATATTATTCCGGTAAGTAAAGGTGGCGATCATTCACAGGATAACCTAATACATCTTTGCCCTAACCATCACGCTATGCTTCACAACGGGTATACATTTGATGATTTGGATGTTATTTCTATGGGTGATTTAGTAGCAAATGATTTTAAGGTTTTTACTACAAGAAACAGCGATTTTAGAACCTCAAAATGGCTTGATGGTAGATTTGATAAAGCTATGACCTATGAGAAAGTGTAATAACTGTAAGCACCATAAACAATTATTAAAATGTCTTATCTGCCAACAGGTATCGGATAATAAAAATTATCCTGCCGAAGGTTACAATATAAAAATAGATGGAAAGAATTTTTGTAGCAAACCTATCTATCAACAAGAGCCTTTTCCCAACTTAACCCCTTTAGAGAAGATAGTTTATCTATGTTATCTTGCAAATATGTCTATATCAAAAATGAGCCCATTTTTTGTAAATAGTAAAACTACTCTAAAGCGTTGTCTTAAAAGGAGTAAGGACAAATATTGGAGTAAAAATTGAACTTAAAATGGCCTACATTCACTTATATATGAGAGATATAAGCCCCGAAAACCTCTTTCAGCAAATTGTATAAAGTCTATTAAGACAAAGGGAAAGCCAGGCTTAGGGGCTTAAAGATTATGAAAGCAAAGTTTAGAGGGCAACTTTGGAAGCGCATCGAAGATTACGAAGGCGAGATAACTCTTACCTTCAAGATTCCTTTAAGCGATGCCGAAGAAGCTATGAAGATACATACCCAAACGGAACTTGAAATAGAGGTAGAGAGTTGAAGGCCGAAACAAAGATAAGACGCAAACAAGAGTTTAAGCAAAGTCGGCTACAAAGCATTTACGATCTAAGGGTACTCCATAAAAAAACCTTCAATCACATAGGGTTTGTCTTTGGTATAAGCCATCATACCGCCAAACGCGCTTTTGATGTGTATTCCAAACAGGTTTTTCTTTCAGCGCAGACTGCTTCTGAACTGATTTACTTCTATGAGAATGAAATAGCTCAACTTTTAGAGAAACGCAAGAAAGCCACACCAAGAACTTATGCTACACTTACGAAGTTGGTTATTGAGATTCAGGAGAAGATAGCCGAACTTTGTAAGCTCTTAGATAGACAGCCGCAGTTTAATATCGAGAATCATACGCATTATACGAATTATGTCGTAGTCAGAAACCCTAAAGCCTTGCAGGAGGAAAATGCCTCAACTTCTAGAGAGACAGAGGGAACTGAATTACCCGCAAGATAAGTTTGTTTTCTGTAAGAATGAGTTTGTTTGTATTAAAGGTACATTTGGCTGTGGTAAGTCTTTAGCAGGGCTTATTACAGCTAATATAGAGTGTGAAACCTACCCTGGCAATCTTTATATCGTAATCCGCAAAGAATATATTGACTTAAAGAACTCTACAATGAGGGACTGGGAAACGGAGTTCGGAGACAAATACCCCATAATAGGAAATGAAGTACGCTATCCTAACGGCTCTGTACTCTTATTCTTACATGGCGAAGATATAAACTCCATTAAAAATATAAACGCTGGTGGATGTCTTATGATTCAAGCCGAAGAAATGACCGAGGATGACTTCTGGTTTTTAAAGGGCCGCTTAAGGCGCAAGGAAGGCACAAGACAGCTTAGGTTAGAGTGTAACTATGACGGCCATAATTGGATTTATAAGCTTTTCAATGATAGAAAAATAGGTGCTTTAATAACTACAAACACCTTTGATAACGAGAAAAACCTCCCCCCTGACTACATTCCAGGATTGATGAAACTGCCTCAAAAGCTTCAAGAACGCTACCTTTACGGCTCTGACGCTGAAATGGAAGGCGTAATCTGGCCTATGTTTACCGAAAGAGACCATGTAGTACAGCCTTTCGACATACCTAAGCATTGGCATAGGTTTACTGCTTCTGATACTCCTGTGGCCTCCGGCGTCCAAGCTACCCTTTGGTTTGCGGTAGATGAAGAAGGTGTTTGCTATGTTTATAACGAATATTACGCTAAAGATAAGCTTATTTCGGAGCATTGTAAGGATTTACTCTTAATCTCCGGTGATGACTTTATACCTGAATGGTACGCGGATACATCTGCTTTTAACAAGACGCGCGAGAAAGAAGGGCAGCTTTATTCGATAGCTGACGAGTTCAGAGACTTCGGAATTACTCTTTTAAAATCCGAAAAGGACGTTTACGCTGGCATCAATAGAGTAGGCGAATATTGGCAAGGCGGAAAGCTTAAAGTCTTTAAGAACTGTGGTAAGCTAATCGAGAATATCTTTCAGTATAGGTGGGCAGACTTGAAGCCTACAAGTAAAGGCGAGCAGAAGCTCGTTCCTTACAGGGTTGATACGCACATAGTCGAGGCTCTAAGATACGGGATTATGTCAAGGCCGTATGTTTCAGTCTTAGACACCACGCCTAAGACAGAGTATCATTCTACCGATTGGTGGGATAAGTACAGAGATTCAGTCTATAAAAGAGGGAATATAGGCTTAAATGTTTAAGGAGTTGCTATGTCAATAAAAGACGCTTCAAGGGGTGAAATAGATTATCTTAAAAGACACCTATCAGACGCAAGGAGTTTCCAGGAAAAGGAGTTTCTGAACAAAATAGATATAGACTTATACAAGGCCTACTATGAAGGCACAGATTATAAGAAAGAAGCTGTCTCGCAGATAGTCTCTGAAGATTCGTATATGTCTTTAAACAAGATTTATCCTGCTACCAACAGGGTTATTCCTACTCTTTATTGGCAAAATCCCAAGATACAGTTTACGCCCAAAAAGGGAACGACAGACTTCTCGGCTAAGATCTCCACATCTGTAATCAATTACGATTATAAGGAAATGCGTATCAAGCAGGAAAACCAACAGATTATCTTAGATGCCTGGTATGGAGGCTTCGGAGCTTGTAAGATAGGCTATCAGACGGCATTTGCTTACAAACAGGCTCAAAATAGCCCAAAACAGGGCCTTAGAGGGGCGATCGGCTCTATGTTGGGTGTACCAGACAAGGAAGAGAAGATAATTGATTACATCGAATATGAAGGGCCTTTCGTTAGAAGAATCAAGCCTACTGATATATTCAGAGACCCTAAACAGCCAGCAGGTAAAGATAGGATAATTTGGATTCACTACAAACGCAGTTTAGATGACATCACAAACTCTGATATGTATGAATACGATTCTTCCTTCATCACAAGGTATAAAGTCAAAGACCCAAGAGAGGTAGAGCTTGATATTTACGAAGGCTGGGTAAGGACTCAAAAAGGCTTATATATAGTCACATTATGCGAAGGCCATCTCACGCCTATAAGATACGAACTCTCAAGCTGGAAAGGTGATGGGTTTCCTATATGTTTCCTTACCTTCGCTGACATAAACGATGAATATTACCCTGTTTCGTCTATGAAGATCGCCTCTAAACAACAGAGGCAGATTAACTACTTAACGACATTACAGTATAACGTAGTTAATAAGTTTCGCAACCAGACAGGCATA